TTTATAAAGAATTAACTGAAAAATACTCAAGAATGATCGATCAGTTTTTAATAGGTAAAAAGGAATAAAGCTGGTTATGGTGACCCGTTTACCCGTTTACCCGTTTACCCGTTTACTCCAACAAACGTTTTGGTAAATAAAGCTGGTTTTTAGTATCAATTTCTGATATAGTTTATTCAATAAAACTGGTGAATTTAATATTTCAGGAGTGATATGCATAAATCAGAATTACCACATTGGTTGAAGGAAAATGGTTATGCAAAGATCTATACACACGATGGTTCAGTAGTTGGTGGTAAAAGATTTGAGGAAGAATGGACTATTAAAACAGATGTTGATCCGTTTGGTCCTCAACCGCATCTTTCAACAGTAAGAATAAAAAAACAGGAACTATTAAAGCACGAGGCACGGGCATTAAAAGAGAGTAAATTCTTCATGTCATATCAAGGTCGTGCAAGGAAAGACAAAGAACTTTTCCCTTCGTATCGTCAAATTGCAATTATGAGAAGGCCCCAACGTTGGTGGACAGGTGAAGTCCATAAGTTGGCTAGTCCATCTGATTTTATACTTGATTCTTATAGAAAAGGTCGATTAAATTGGCGTGAAGACTACTTCAGGGAACTTTCGGAGAATTGCGATCCTGTTACATTGGTGCAGGAGTTTGGGCCAGAAGCGATACTTTACTGTTGTGAAAAAGATCCCTCAGATTGTCACAGGAAAGCATTTGCTGAGTGGCTCAATATCTACACAGACCAAATTTACTTGGAGGCATCAGAAGCCGAAAAGTCCCCCCGAACTGGTCAGTTGTCTCTATTCTAAATTATTGCGGTTTAGCATAACGTAATGCGATCGACCTCTGAAGTTGATAGATCTCGGTGCAAGTCCGATGGACCGCAGCCAACCTGTTGATTTTGTTCAGTATTTTAAATGATCCTCCCGAATCGCATTTTCCAAGGAGTAGTTCCTGAACCTCAACGGAAGATGACCATGTTGGTTATTCGGCATTTGCTGGATAATCACAATTTCAACCGTCTTGTTGTCCCTTGTGCTGGTCTCTTTTCCCAGATGAAAGGTGCATTCCAAGCAGGTATTAAACCCGAACAGGTCGAAGCGTCAGATTTTTCATTCTTCACTTCAATGCTTGGGTTCTTGTATTCAGGAAAACCTCTTGAAAAACTCGGATACGAGATCCTTGATCCTGTTGTGGAACGTGAACATGATCAATGTGAGGATGACTTTGAGCGGTGTGCAGTCATGATGTTGCACCTGAAATTACGTCAATTCAAAGCAACTCAGTTTCATCAAAGAAGATTTATAAATTATTATCTCGAAAATAAAGAGATGGTTCTTCGAGAGATTGTCACCTCGTTGAAGAATAATCATTTGATTTATGGTGGTATAGACTATGAGATGGCAGATCTTCGAGAGATCCTTTCAAGAGAATATGATGAGCAAACGTTGGTGTTTATTAATCCTCCGTCTTATTCAGGTGGATATACAGTCATGTTCCCGATTGAAGATATGGTGAGGTTGGAATACCTCGTTGAAGAATTCGATTATGATTCTGAATTCCCAGAAGAGTATTGGAAAAGTAAAGAAAAAAAATGGACAGGTTTATGGACTGCATTTGGTTACAAAGCCGATGATAGTCGTTACACAACTGACACAATTCCAGCAGAAGATTTCGTTTTTGCAGAAGAACGTCCGAATCTGCATCTTCATACTGAGTATATGACCATCACAAAACCTGAACTGTTGAAGACTTTCCCGCATAAAAGCATGGTGTGGGCAAGGCAAGATCAGTTTATGGAAAAAGTGAAACAGTACAAAACGGTTCCGATTGATTTCGTCCTGAAAGAAACAACGAAGATTTCAATAAAATTTATTAACAGGGAATCTGCTTTGTATTACAGAAGTCTATGGGCACACAAACTTGGAAATTCAAATGCTGATGACTTCGGAATGATATGTCTCGATAATTATGCATTTGCAGTCTATGGGTTCAATTATGCTGATATGAGGAGGTTCCGTCTTGGAGTGAAAGATGATTTGCATCTGTTGTTTGGATTCAATCCGAAAATCAATGGGTATCCAAGACTCAACCGACTGGTAATGCGGATCATGACTTGCCGTGAATTTAAAAACATTATCCTTAATGGGCCTTTGAGGACAAACCGACTCTTCAATGTTGGTGGAGTCAAAACAACTTGTTACTCAAAGTATCGAAAAGTGAAACTAAACTCAGGGATTTTCAAGGTTTATGCACGGGAAAAAGTGAAGGAAGGGCAAGCCCATCAAAATACAAATATACGAACAGGATACAAAATTTCGTACAGAACAGATTTTAATAAACTGGATTTTAAAGAAGTCCTGAAAAACGCACTTGACTCTGGTGAACTGGTCGGGCCAAAAGTACATGGAGAAAATGATGGAGAAAAAGAGAGAGTTATTAGCCAGTCTGCCTAATGGGCTTCAGGTTTGGCATGTGCATATTGATTATCTACGTGAGGCAGATAAAAACGCACGGACAATGACTCCAGATCGTTTTAAAAGGCTTGTCTCAAATATTGACCGAGAAGGAAGACTCGAAAGTTTGCCGTTATGCTATTTGGAAAAAGATTCTGAAGAATTTAAAATCATAAGTGGGCATCATCGTACCAGAGCCGCACGTAATGCTGGATTAACAGAGATACCGATATTGACAATAATTGATGATCTGTCAAATGCAAGGAGGACCGCTAAACAGCTTGCTCATAATGCTCTTGAAGGCGCAGACGACCAGCAAATCCTAAAGGAATTGTATGATAGTATTGATGAAATGGAGGCAAAGCAGGAAAGTGGTATTATTGAAGAAGACGTTCTAAAACTTATTGATTCCGTGAAGGTTGATGATGTTGTATTGCCTTTGGAGATGGAAGTCGTTCAGTTACTTTTCTTGCCAAATGAAATTAAGAATCTGGATCGTATCCTTGATTTGGTGAGCAAGGATGATAAGGTGCTAGTAGCAGATCTGAAATCATTTTCAGAATTTAAACACGCAGTCCAGAAAGTTGTGAAGGCAGAGGATATACGTAATGTCTCTGCTATTTTGGTCCGTATGCTAGAGATTGTTGAAGATTATTATGACTCAATCGAAGAAGACGACCCCGAACAAACGAGGTAGAAAGAATCAGTATGAAACTTTAGTACGTCCTCGTCTGGGTGAGTTTCCTCAGTGGATGGCTGATGGCTTGACTGAAGAAATGATTTCCCAAAAGTGTGGTGTCGGATATTCCACGTTCCAGCGGTATAAGATAGAATTTGAGGAATTGCGAGGAGCTATAATAGAGGCACATCAAAAAAAACACTCGGCCTTGTATAATGCTTTATATAAACGGGCCACAGGGCACGAACACACAGAAAAAAAAGTAATTACTTCCACAGAAGGAGGCATTGCCAGAATTGAAAAAACAGTAAAGTATTATCCCCCCTCAGAAAAGGCTCTGATCTATTATTTAGAGGCGGTTATGGGCAGAAACCAGCGAGCAGAAATGATTCGTCAGGCTAATGCTATTCGGGAAAAAGAAGGAAAGACCCCTATGGAGATTGGCAGAATGATTGAAGAACAAGGCTGGGAGATCCCCAAAACCTTGGAACTGGAGATCCGCAAAGAACTTGATGTTGGTTTGTTGGACCCTAGATCCTCAATAATATTTGATGGCTATACCGTTAAGTGAACCTCAATACACAGTTGCTAGTTGCTCCGGTCGGTTTAGGGTTCTAGTTTCAGGCAGACGTTTTGGTAAGACGTTTCTAGCCATGGGTGAATTAATCAGATTTGCTTGTTCTCGTAATAACAATAAATGCTGGTATGTTGCTCCATCGTATAGGATGGCAAAGCAAATACTTTGGGAGTCCTTAAAAAGTGCGTTGTTGCCTAAGAATATGGTGATGCGGATCAATGAAAGCGACCTTTCGATGATTTTAATCAATGGCTCTCTCATTGCTTTGAAGGGTGCAGAGAATTATGATTCGATGCGTGGTATGGGATTGGATTTCGTGGTGATTGATGAGTTTGCTGATATTGATAAACGTGCGTGGTATGAGGTTGTTCGTCCCACACTATCAGACACAGGAGGGCACGCTTTATTCTGTGGTACTCCGAAAGGCTTTAATTGGGCCTATGACATCTACCAAGCAGGTTTGGATGCAGAACAGGCCGATTGGTCGAGTTTCCAATACACCACACTGGAAGGCGGGAACGTCCCAGATGAAGAAATTCATGCGGCACGTAATGACTTGGATGAAAGGACATTCACACAGGAATATGAAGCTGGTTTTGTTAATTTCGAAGGGCGTGTTTACTATAATTTCAACCGTGAAGAAAATTGTATTGGGATTGAGAATGATGGCTCAGAACTCCATATCGGCATGGATTTCAATGTAAACCCAATGACAGCAGTAGTCGCAAATGTAACGGATAATGTTATTAAAGTGTTTGGTGAAGTTAATCTGTATGGATCTAACACATACGAAATGGTAGGAGAAATAAGAAGACGTTACGGGGATCAAAGATGTATTATTTATCCAGATCCGACTTGTAACGCTAATAAAACTTCCGCAGGAGGAAAAACAGATCTCTCGATCTTGCAGGAAAATGGGTTCCCATCTCGATACAGACATGGAGGTTTGGCAATCCGTGACCGTGTTAATGCTGTCAATGCCAAATTAAAAAGTGCATCTGGGAATATAAGTCTATTTGTAGATCCTAAATGCAAGAACCTTGTTCAGTGTCTGGAACGTCAGATTTACCATGAAGGAACAAGTCAGCCAGACAAAACGGCTGGTTTTGACCACATGAATGATGCACTGGGGTACTTTGTCGAGTATTTATACCCAGTTGATAAAGAAACCATAAAACATGAGAAGTTGATTGGGCTTCAGTGAGGTTGGGGGTGGGGTTCTTGCTAACTTCGGAAGGTAGGAAACTGGAGTTTGCCTGCCCTCAACCTACACTTTTATATTAAATTGTGATATAATGCAGGATGATCAGTGAAGAAGAGAAAGCGATTCTAAGACCGTTTTATGCTGAAGCTCAAGAAAAGGGATCAGCACTAATGGAGTGTGTTGATAGACTGACTGCCACCCGATGGTGTGCGTATCTCAACACTGTCATTCCTCCAGATAAAGGGGTTACGATTGTGAGGAAGAAAGAATTGAATATCTACTCGGTAGTAATTGATAAACTTAATAAAGGAAATGGGGATGAAAAAGAAAATAAAGAAGAAAGTTACCTCGACTCCGATAGAGCTGGGAGGATCGAATTTCTTAAAGGGGAGTGCGAAAGAATATTGGAGGGATCATTACTCACATTCACAGGCTGACAGTAATTGTGGAAGGAAATTATGGTATAGGTATTTAGACCCGAGGAAGATCCCGAGTCCGTCTAACGTTCACATGATGGTTGGGAATGCAGTAGAAGCAGGTGTAAACCATCTTCTTCGTAAAAGAATGGGTGCAGGAATGGAAGGCATTACGTGTGTGATGGCGATTAATGAACAGATGAAAAAGGAAGAAGATAAATGGAAGAAAAATGGCTGGGAAATCGATCAGGAGGTCTTTGAGGAGCTATGGAAGGAAACGCCAAAGATTTTAGAGGTTGTGGAAAAATACGAAAGTCTGATAGATTACCAACCAGTAGAGATGCAAAAAAAATTATGGATCGAACTCCCAGATCTGGATTTGCCAGTAGAAGGGTACATCGACATCGTTGCACAAAGAACTGGGCCTTTCGGGCCAGAGCCAGTCATCATCGACATCAAGAGCAGTGCCAAGAAAAAGGCAGTGACAAATGGGTGGAAGATGCAACTGGCGTTATATGCTCTCGGGATTCAAAGGGAGACCACAGCAAATGTATTGCCGACTGTTGAAATTCATCTCTTGGTAAGACTGAAAACAAGGACGGACATATACATTGAAAAATTGCAGTTAGAGGCTAGTGATTACGCACAGGCATATATGAGACTCAAGGATTTACAGTGGAGGATTGATAAGGGGTACTTTCCTGCAAATCGTGAAGGCTGGTGGTGTAGTCCGAAGTGGTGTAACTATTATGATACTTGTCATTCTGAATATGGGGCAGAAGATAATACTTTACTAGGATTGAACTTATGAAAACTGAAGCGGAACTGCTCCACCCGCAGTACACGGAATATGTTGATCAGTGGTCAATGTGCCGAGACTGCTATGAAGGCGAAGCTCGTATCAAATTAGATGACAGAGCAAGAGTGTATCTGCCAATTCTTGGTGGGCAAGAATCGGAAGATTATTCCATCTATTTACAACGTGCAGTGTTTTTCAGCATCCTTTCAACTGTTATTAATGGAAGGGTCGGTCAAGTATTCAGGAAGGCTCCAGTGTTCAATATAGATAACAATCTGGAATTCTGGAGTGAAGAAGTCAGCCAGAACCATCTCAACCTAACGTCCTTCGTTAAGAAAATTCTTGGTGAAGTCCTGATGGTCGGGCGTGTTGGAGTCCTTGTAGACATCATGCCTGATGGCGGGACTCCTTACCTTACATTGTACAAAGGAGAGGACATCCCGAACTGGGTACAAGATGATAAAACATTGTCGAAAGTCACGCTTTGTGAGCATCCGATCCGAGAGAATTATGACAAGAATATTGGTTACACGAAACTCAGAGAGAACGTTTACAGAATTTTAACTCTCGAAGAAGGGCAGTACACAATATCAATTTATGAGCAAGTGAAAGGTAAGTACACCCTCATGGAACAGATTGTACCTACCGCAAATGGTGTCCCACTTGATTTTATCCCGTTTGTTTTCATAAACACGAATGACATCAGTGCCAATTGTAGTAAACCTCCGCTTTATG